GGATACGCGCCATAGTACGTGTGTAATACTTACCCGCACAGGTGGCGTAGGTACCTGTGATCTCACCTGTTAGCATCTCGCTCATCTGAAATGCGAAACCATCTTCAAACGACTTTGACCACAATGGGGGAAGCTCTTCACGAGCACCGTCAAAGTGCTCACGACTTATCTCGGTCCAGTTAGTAACGTAGTGGCCTTCAAGGGCTTGATTGTATTCCTCAATGGTTACCACTTCATAGGTTAATAGTGAGTAAGGTGTAAACTCGGTCCAGAACCCAGTAAAACCACCGCCTTCTTTCTCCTTCAATAAGTCCACACAATGAGGACGACCACTATCATCAACGCGCATCAACACGTGATTGTAATCTGATAAATCCATGAAGAGTTCTCCTTGTTAAGTTGTTCGGGTGTTGAGTTGTTCAACTACAGCCAGACTAAACCATCCAGCACCAGATGGCAACAACTATTCAAAAATAGTTTGAAAATGCGATCTCAAATAATCGGCTACACCTGACAGGTCTGCTGTTTCTACGCGCGCACGCGCCTACGCGCGCGTAATTCGCGAATCGAAATTCGCGAATAAAAATTCCGGAATTAAATTTCGTGAATCAGAATTCGCGAAACAGAATTCACGAATCAGAATTCGTGTATTGGAATTTACGAATCAGAATACCGGAAAAACTTTTCGGGTATTGTGACATTTTGTCACTCGTTGGCGTTAGTTGGTCTTGTCTGGTAGATGTCAAATCGATTTTAAGGCCCCTAGCAGCCCCGTAGTGACGTTTTGACCCCTTGCCCGTACCTTACCCCTCAGAAGTCGCTAGGACGCGAAATCGATTTATAGTCCTTCGAACCTACGTTTTCAGCCGGTAAAAAAAGTGCACCAAAGTTGTCAAAAAAACTTGACCTCCAGAGTGGGACAGACTAGCGCGCGCGAGGGTAACCGCCGCAACCCCCACGAGCGGACGACCTAAACACGGGGAAGCGTTAGCGCGCCGCGCCCTAAACACGGCCCAAGTTTAGCGCTAAAAAAAAAGGTTTAGGATGACTAACCGATATGCAAGTTTAAACCTAAACTTTCGAGGATCTTATTAATAGTTGGTAACTTTCTGCTGTGTTTAGGTGGCATTGGTGCTCATTGGAGTTATACTAACAGCGTTGGCAAGTTAACCCAGCCAACAAGGAGCAACCCATGACAGCAAACAACCCCCACAACTACACACCCGCGCGCACCGTGCGTAACGTCGACGATTGGCCAATGGTCAACTGGCAAGGGTGCGTCAATATCCTAATCGAGCACGGTATTGTTCTATACCATGACATCGGGGACACCCTAGACGATGGTACAGTGGTTGAGCACGCTAACGAGTGCCCGACCTTAGAGCTTGAGGACTTTTTCTATACAGTGTATCGCGAGTGGAGCACGGACGACATCATCAAGGGTCAGGCCGACGTATGGATTGACGCGCGCCACGTTTACTTGTGGCTTGACTTACCCGTTGACGAGTTGGGAGAGATTCAACATCACAAGGATATCCCGTACGTATTCGGAGAGTACACAACGAACCGCCGCAAGCCCTTAACGTATGGCGTGGAGCGGCGATACCGAGAGGAACAACGCCGCCTCCGGTGGGCGCAGCTTGCACCGCTTAACGTTATGCAGTGCCGTATCATGAAGGTACACCGGCTGGATGAGTTCCACCCAGTGTCAGAGTACCCAAGTAGCGTAGAACGTAAACAAGCACGCCGCGCGAGGATGCGTAACGGCGAACGACGGGAACGCATCATCCGTAGACGGCAACAATACACCGCAAACGTGCGCGAGCACGCGGCCAAATAACAACCACACAGCCCCGCAAGGGGCACAAGGAGCAGACAATGACAAACCCAATCAACAACCCAACCAACCCAACCAACGCCCAAGGAGGCACCATGACAGAACTTGACCAACAACCCGCAACCCTAACGAACACCCAGACCGGCGAAGTCATCCACGGCACCGCTGGAGAGCTTGGCCGCCGATTCTACGCGGAAAACATGAGCGCGGATGGATGGAAGTACACCGTCGAGACAAACCGACCGACGGCCACGGAACCCACGCCAGCGCCTAACGGGTGGGAAACCTTGCCCGGAGCTTTAGAGAGTTACGTCCTAATCGTGGGCGACCGTTGCCCAGAGTGTAAGACGGGCCGAATCATCCAAGGACGCGCCGGGTTAGGTTGTGCCGGGTTCCGTGACGGGTGCACCGTGCACCAGCGCATAAGAAAAGACGGGCGCTACTTCCCACCCGCCGAGCCTGTAACCCTTGCGCCCTCGACACCATGGGAGCGCATGAACGCCAACCCAGCGCCAGCGCCCGCCACGGATGAACCCCCGTTTACCCTAGACGATGAACTAAACATCAAAACAGGGGAACTGTACCGCAAAAAGACCGGCGTTTATCCTTCGTGGTGGTTGGCGATGGAGGGTAGGTATAAGGCCCTGAAGGGTGAAAAGGCCTTATATGAAGCCAAAAAACGCGCGCGTCAACTAGCGGAGCAACTAGCAGAGCAACCGGCACCAACGCCCGCCCCTCAACCTATCATCGAAGTAACCCCTAAGAAATACAAAGCGGGAGAGGTGGACCCCGAAGCAAAAAAGCGAGTCAAGGACCAGCGCCAATATCTGGAGGGGTTAGGGTTTGCAACCGCCGACACCATATATCCACCGGGGACGCAAGTCATCGGCATGGGCCACCAGAACTTCAACCAGCACAAACGCGACCTTGATGCTATGCCCACCATCGAGGAGGAATGCAGCAACAAGGCGCAAATCATAGCGGACGAAAACCGCCGAGGGTTCACCGTCGCTATCAAGGACCTATCTTTTGATGGTGACGTGCTGCGGATGCCAAACGGCCAGCCCTTGCAGCTTGAATGGAACGCCCTCAAGAGTTGGAGCGCCGTACGAAGTGGCAAGCGTGCACGCGATGGGGAGCGCGTCAGCATATCGCCGCCCCTGTCATACCTACGGCACAGTAGTGCCCAAGAAATAGGGCAAATGTTCGAGGCCCGGAAGGAGCACGCCCAGTTCGTCGAGAAGAAAAACGGACGACCGCAACGCGTGCAGCTACTCACACGGGAGGTAAACGACCAAGAGCGGAGCGTATACGCGGTCGTCAGCCCGACATACCAATACTATGGCGGGGACCGCTTCCTCCAGAACATCGCCAAGGCCGCGCGCCAATTCGGGAGCGACCTTAAAGGCCAAGTCATCTACAACCAAGCAACCACACGTGTGACGGGTGAATTCTGGGCCATGCCTCCACACATTGAAAATCTCGCCGCTGGCGACGTGTTCAAAGTCGGAACCAAATTCCGAACGGGTGACAATGGGTCAACGTCCCATACAATAGACGCGGCCTATCTTCGTAATCTCTGCCTGAATCTCTTAATCCTTGACAGGGGAGCGCTTAACCTAATGAAGCGCCGCCACTCTGGGCGCGCCTATAATACAAGCCTAAAAATCAATCACGAGATAGTGACCGCCATGCGTAAGGCGTTCGAATTCGAGCAGGAGTTTAGAACCCGTTACGGATGGATGAAACAAACCACCGTCGCTGACCTGTTTGGGACGGATGATATGGAGGAGATTGTAACCGACGTGTTGACCGCCCAACGTCCAAGAGCAGCGATGAAGCCCTATAGCCTCATGGACGGGCTACCCAGTGAAATCCAGCGAGACTCACTGGTTGAAGCGTTAATGCTAGGCGTAACAGAGACAGCAGCGGAGACGGGCCAGAGAACCATCATCGAACCAACCATGGCGGACATCATTAACGTGGTAACCCGCGCGCATGATAAAGTGCCCGTCTTGGCTTACTCTGGCGATAGTGTAGCCGACCACATAGCCCGCCGAGCGGGTGAAATGGTTACGACCTTCGGCGAGTTGGTAGCATGAAAACCGCAGACGACCGCCGCGAGACCGTCGGAGCAGTTGTGGCCCTGATGCTCTGGGGTGCCATTTTATACGCCCTGTATATCGGGACACCGTAGCGCCCCCACTTCGTACCAAATAAAACCAAACCCGGACCCGGTAGCCCCACAGGTTACCGGGGTTTTTTATGTTCGGCCCTCAACAAATCGCGACGGAACAGCCCACTCCCGCCCACTATCATCACCGGCCCAAATCCAAAAAAAATTTCGCCGCTAAAGCGGCGGATTTTCCTGAACGGGATTGAGGAGAGGATGGGATTGAGGGGGCTTGGGGTTATCGCGTAGAAAGTTAGTAGATAACCTTACCATGTAGGATAACCTTACCATCTTACCCAAGGTTGGCAGTGGTTCGGTTAAGTTAGCTTTCCCAATACCTACAACGTTAGCGGTAAACTTAACCTACACTAGGGGGCAATCGCCTAGCCTCACCGTCGCACACCGAGCCTTGGTGGTAATAGTACCGTTGGCTACGAATATCCCCCTCGTTTTTCCCTGAAAAACTCACGTGCTATTCTGGACGCGGGCGGAAGTCTAGGGTGAAGGTACGTTATCAAGCGCTTCCAAGAACGTAGTGTCGAAAAACAAGTCGCCCTGCGGGCATCCCCGTTTTTCTCCCGGGGGGGCCTTATATGCCGGGGGGAGGTAAAAAAACGCACAGCCATTTTTTGACTTTTGAATGGTTAACTTAAAAAGTTGGCTACACTTGACAGGTCTAAGTTATTGAATCAGCCCTTCGTCAATGCGTCGATTCAGACACGCACAGCGTTTAGCCAGTCCGGTTAACTTAAAAGGTTACAACTTTACATTTCGTTGACACTCTGTAACCTCTTTGTAACCTTCGATAATGTAGTTAGTTTCGTTATTATTCTAAAAAAGGTTACAAGTTACAAACTTTTCTAGTTGCGCTATATAAGAGATCACTAACTACATACTTTTTTATATACCTACATATATAATTATACTTACTACTACTATTCCCTATATAGCTGTATGCGGAAATTTCTGTAACCTGTAACTTTTTACCCTCCGACTCTCGCATAACGTAGGTTCAATCGGCATACCTTATAGGTTACAAACTAGGTTACAACAGGTTACAAGCAGTCAAGAGCATGTTAAGTCTCGAAACTACCTTAAGCACTCGTTGGTATTTAATGTGACCAAACTTTATAATATAACCTGCATTGGTGCTATTGACACACATTTTTGAGCGCCCTAAAGTAGCAGAAGGGTCGCCACCAAGCGCGCCCAGAGTTCAACAAGGAGGGCCTATGAGTCACACAGAAGATGAGTTTTACACTATTAAGGACATCGCAGCTAAACTAAAGGTATGCACGAACACCGTTCGCGCTTTAGTTAAGTCTAAGGAAATCCCTGCATTGAAGGTGGGTCACCAGTGGCGGATTACGGCTGACGATCTAAATACATTTATTGACCAACGCAAGCAGAGTCACGATGGGTCTAAAAAAGTTGTGCCTTTGACTGGACCTAAACACGCGAGTCAGGGTATCTTTGGCGACGATGCTGATCACGACGATCTATTCGCTTAGGATTACTCAATGGCCCCACACCTATCCGCTAACATTGACGAGATTAGTGCGACCCTGCACGCCCTGTTTGACAAGGGGCAGGTCGTTGAGTTGCGCGTCATCTCTCCCCCCAAGTACGGGAGCAAGCCCCTCATCAAGTCAGGTTACTTTAACGACTTTGATGCGCTCGCTTCTGCCGCAGCAGCCTCATCAGACAACGGGGCGAATGGCGTTTACATCACGCCCAATAAGATTAACCCAGCCTTATTCTCCCGCAGTCCGAATAAGTTATCCAACGGGTTAGCTTCTACCACTGACGACGATGTGATCGAACACACGTACCTGCTCATTGACGTTGACCCCGTTCGACCGTCCCACATTTCAGCTAGTCAAGACGAGAAACGGTTAGCCTTTAAGGTTGTCCGCACTATTCTGGAAAGCTTGGATGCTGAAGGGTGGCCTCGTCCGATTGTAGGTGACTCCGGTAACGGTGCTCATCTTATTTACCGAGTGGAACTACCTCCACACCATACGATCATCCGTAGGTTTTACTCTGCGTTGAGCTTATTCTTCGATGTAGAAGGGGTGACCATTGACCAAAAGGTCTTCAATCCCTCACGGATTTGGAAACTGTATGGTACAGCCGCGCGTAAAGGTGGTGATACGGCAGAACGTCCACACCGTAAAGCCCGACTGCTTAACGTTCCTGAAAACTTCCGAAAGGTTTCACGGGCTAAGATTGAGGAGTTCGCTAAACGCGCGCCCTTAGAAGCATCTGGTGGGTTTAACTCTGAACGGGCGACACGATTAGACACGTGGTTACACGCGCACTTCAAAGGTGCCGACAAACCAGTGGAGATGAAGTGGGGTGACAAGGGCCGTAAGTTTGTATTCGACGTATGTCCCTTCGATGAGTCCCACAATGACACGTCCGCGTATATTGTTCAGACGAACTCCGGTGAAATCTTCGCAGGTTGCCAACATAAGAACTGCGTCGGAACGGGACGTAAAGGTTGGAAGGCATTTCAGAACAAGTTCGGCAAGATGGGTGGCGGCACGAGTAGCAGTGGAGGAAGTTCATCGCAGCAACAGCCCTCCAGTGGGGCGATGCCGGGTCTAACTGACTTAGGTAACGCCAAGAGACTCATACAGGGTTTTGGTCAGAACCTAAGATTTGTTTCTAGCTGGAAGAAATGGTTATATTATACCGGCAAGCGTTGGGAGACTGACGAGACAGGTCGGGTGATGCGTCTTGCGGAACAAGCTGTGGCGACGATTTTTGCAGAAGCGACAGCAGAGAGTGATACAGACCGCGCAAATCGGCTGTTCAAACACGCCGTGTCTTCCGAATCGTCAAAGGCGCTTCATTCTATGGTAAATCTAGCTGCCTACGAAGACGGGGTTTCAGTAACTGTGGGTCAACTGGACAAGGATCCTTGGAAACTAAACGTGTCTAATGGGACAGTGGACTTGAAGACGGGTCAGTTACTTCCTCACGCGCGTAATCATCTTATTACTAAAATGTGTCCCGTAGAGTACGATACTAATGCGGAATGCCCAACGTGGGATAACTTCTTATACGAGATTTTAGATGGACGAGTGGATCTTATTGCTTTTTTGTATCGCTATATTGGGTATTCTCTTACAGGTCTTGTAAGCGAACAGAAACTAATCTTCCTATACGGTACAGGTGCGAACGGTAAATCAACATTCTTGAATACCCTTCAGCATCTTATGGGAGCTTACTCAAAACAAGCTGCCCCTGAACTTCTTCTCTCCTCCAAGAGTGGTCGCCACCCAACAGAAGTGGCGGATTTACTTGGGGCTAGATTTGTAGTGAGTTCAGAGATTGACCGTGGACGTGGATTAGCTGAAGCCTCGATTAAACAAATGACCGGGGGTGACGTAATTAAGGCCCGGTACATGAAAAAGGATTTTTTCGAGTTTCTTCCTACCCATAAGTTGTGGTTAGCCGCGAATCATAAGCCGATTATCAAGGGTAACGACGAAGGTATCTGGCGACGGGTGCTTTTGGTGCCGTTTGAAGTAAGCATCCCAGAATCAAAGCAGGACAAACAACTCGCGAATAAACTTCTTGCGGAGTTACCGGGTATTTTGAATCGCTTGGTCGCTGGTTGTTTGGATTGGCAGCGTAACGGACTCAACGCACCCAAGGAAGTAGTCGAGGCCACACAGGAATACCGGGAACAACTCGACCAACTTAAACCGTTTTTCGACGATGTGTGCCTGAAAGAGAAGGAAGCAGAGATTAACCCTAAGATGCTCTACAATGCTTTTCTCGATTGGTGCGAGGAGAACCATGAGACACCCATGAAGCCGCGATACTTTGCGATGTTGATGCGGGAACGTGGGTTTCGTCAGGGTAAGCCCACTAAGAAGGGTTCTAAAGTAACCTACCGCCCGTGGTTGGGTATCCGATTACGCGATGTAAAAGACTTAAAACCAAAAGTAAAGGTGATCCCTTTTGCCGAGAAAACATCCCAATGACAAAGAGCTAGGGAAGTGGCAGTGGCGCACGAGCACCAACACCATTCCCCCTAATCGAGACCCCTACACACACCCAGTCGTCTGGATGGCAGTCCGATGTGAGAGCGAGTTGGAGCAAATCACGCTGTACCCTAAAGCAGACCGGGAAATCTTAGAGTTCGCACAGAAGTACCGGGGCAACAAGTTTACATGGGCACCTCGATTACAATCTAATGTCGAGCGGCGAGACTTGATCCGTGAATGGCTTAGTAGAACACCTATGATTCTGGACTGGTTTGTGTCACCCGACGCGTATCACGCACCACGTACGTACCCTAAATTCTTAAAAGAAGCTTTCGGCAAAGTACCTCCTCCCCGTCCCTACGAATTTGCTTGTATGAAGTGGGGTCGAATCGAACGTAGGAAGTTTTTTGCGAAAGGGATTTACTACCTACGCGCCTACTGCTTTGGTTTTACCCTACCTCAAATCGCGCGAATCACGGGTGAGCCGATTGGATTCATCAAAACGGAAATGTTTGACGACTTAAAAGCTTTATGTGAAGAACCGGGGTTCGCTTTGTGGTGCCTAAACATAAGCTGGAAAAAAGTTCGCTGGCCTATTAATGTGGACATCGGTATGCTTAACAAGATTAAGCTGCAACAGCAGTTGGAGGGTGGACCTCAATTTATCCGCCCAAGCGAACTAGATATTCTACTTGCTTCCGCTAACTTTTGGCGGTTTGCTCAAGAGGGAAAACTTGCTAAACGCGGTGGTTTACGTTTGAAATTACACAAAAATTGGTTGGGAACATACTCACACAGGAGAACATCATGTCGTCCGGTAAAGTTACAAGGCAGGGCCGTTCGGCTGGTCAGAGATCCGGGGAAGGCCCGGAGTACAGAAGCTGGTTAGCGCTCGTACCGCCCGAAGAACGAGAAGCTATCGCTGCACTCGTTAAGAAACACAAGATTAAAGACTACGATGACCTTGTTGGGTTCAGTCAGATTATTCTTGCTGAAATGATTGAGGGGAACATTACCCCAGCTATCGCACGTGAAGCCCGCTTGTGGACCGAGATGATGTTTACCGTACTCGCCACTAAGAACAGCGCGATGGGCACGCCAGAGGCGGCATACTCTGACGTAATTACCGCGCTTGTCCAAGTAAGACGTGAAGCACCTAAGCTTGAGGCAGCATATACAATCACCGAAGAAGTGATTGACGTAGAACCAGAGAAAATCGCGGTAAACGATGAGTAATACGGAAGCATCCGACGCACTGGCGGCACTTGCAGACCCAGCATTAAGTTTGCGGGCTTACGGTAAGGTGCACGATCAGTCAACTGGACGCGAAATAGCCTACGACCCTTTTAAAATTACCGAAAAACTCCAATCAACTGTGGTTTCATACTTCTCTGAACCGCCTAGAACACAATACGGGCAGACAAAGTGGTTAACTTTGCTTGGGTATCGTCAGGCAGGTAAGTCATTAGTTGCAGAGTTATGCGCCTATGCAAAAACAGCCTACACACCCGGCTGGGACCACGTTTGCATAGCGGATACTAAGTCTCGTGCAGAGTATTTACATAGTAGGGTGCACTTTTGCCATGCAAGATGGCCCGATTCACTCCGTTCACCCACTGTACCTAACCGAGAAAGCCGTCAAATGACCTTTTCAGGCGGTGCCGGGGGCAAAATGCGCGTTTTGTCCGGTGAATCTGGTGCGGTCGGTATCGGTCAGTCACCTGATAGCTTTCACGGGTCAGAATTACCCTACTGGGCTAACGCGGGTGAGCAATACACGCTGATTTACCCTTCGATGGTTAACCGGGACCATGCCTTAATGGTTATGGAGTCCACACCCGCGCCGATGGACGCGCCATCTGCTGAATGGTGGCACGATCAATGCCGTGATGCAAAAAAGAACAGTGGGCGCAACCTCTACGCGTTCTTCCCGTTCTGGGATGGCAAACTTAACCGTCGTCCGTGGCCCGAAGACGCATCATTAGACATTGATGAACTAAGATTATTAGACAAGTACGGACCTAAAGGACTGCAAAAGGAGAATCTAGCTTTTCGTAGACTTATGATGGAGCTAGACCCGGAGATTCGCCGTAACCCTGACCTATTTAGTGTATACTATCCATTCGATGATGTTACATGTTGGTTGGCTGCGAGCAGTTCTGTTATCCACCACTCGCTGCTTAAACGGCACCAACAAGGCAAATTGGTCGCTTGGTCGGGTCCGTACCTTGAATACGAAAAGCCGGAGCCTGAAGCATTATATGTGATGGGGGTTGATCCAGCGGGGTACGCGGCCCGCGACCATGCGGCTTTTCAAGTCCTCAAGCTATACGATGGCGAATGGACACAAGTTGCGTGCTACGCTGACCACACCGAGCCGATTCCGTTTTCAAAAAAGATTCTGGAGGTTGCCCGCAGATATAATAATGCAACCGTTGCCGTAGAATCGAACGGGGTCGGAGCGGCTGTGATCGCCCTGCTTCAAGAGCTAGAATGTAAGAATCTATACTATGAAAAACCTTACAGACCGGGGATTACGGCTACGTCTAAGTCCGTTGACCAGATGCTGTCTTGGCTACAAGAAGCCTTAAAAGATGAACTTATCTTAAAAGACGCGGACACCGTTGACCAATTAACAGGGTACAAACATGATAAACGCGTTGAGCAAAACGCTTCTAGCGAAATTCTATACGGTAAAGGCGCAGGTAAGCGCCGTCGTGAGCGTCATCACTGGGATAAAATTTCAGCACTACAAATGGCGGTCACCGCTGCACGCCGCGCACCATCGCGTAGAAAACAAGTAGAAGATTCAACAAGAACTGATAATATAGTGCTGTTTCGTGATATGACGTGGAACCAAGTGCAGGAACACCGTAAGAAGGTGTCTCAAGATAAAGCTTCAACGAAGCGTAAACGCGCGCGTTATCGGAGAAAAAAGTAATGGCTGATGCAAAGAGTTTAAGAATGGATGCAGCACGCAAAGCTTTAGCCGAAAAAAGAGGCCGCGCCATTTATCCTCGTTCAAACCCAGATTTTACCCAGAAAGGGTTGTATAATCTTACTTCTGAGGTAAGGAACACTGACAAATCTTTTGAGGATAATCAGAAAGATGCTTCCGCGATGCGTGCCCTCGAATCGCATAGGCGGGCTACTAAACAGGCCGCACCAGAAGTCCCTTACCCATTTGAACAACAATACCAAGACCTTCGTTATTCAGGTAGAGGTATGAAAGATCCATATTATGCAGGAGAAAACTACACATTATCTACTATGGAAGATGATGATTTAGAATTGTCTAGGTTAATTGATAGGGGGTCATTTGGTGATGTTCGCCCGGAAATGGCTGAAATTGCAAAGCAAGATGCAGACTTTATTCGTCAAACTGACGATGCCACACGAAATCTTCGTTATTCAATAGAAAGCGCGGCTGATAACGCTTACGGCGACCAAGAGATTACTGACCTTATAAATGATGCTGAAACGGAAGACAAAAAAAGACAGTTAAGAGACAGAGTTAAAAACCAAGTATTAGGGAGATAAAATGCCGGGATATACCGCTGCTGATGTGCGTAAAAAAGCCGCTGAAAAAGCTATGGCTGATTATAAGAAAAAGTCTGAAGCTAAAAAGCAACAGATGTCTGAAGGTCTTAAGCCTAAAAAAATGGAAGCTGAAGACCCTAAGAAAAAGAAGTCTGACGATGACGACGACGAGGAGGAGTCCAAACCCAAACTAGGGTCGGGTGAACGTTTTAAAAAGCTAAGTGGTGAGCTAAAGTCTAAAGGGGTTAAAGACCCTGATGCGTTAGCTGCATCTATTGGTCGTAAAAAATATGGGGCCGCTAAGATGGCTAAAATGGCAGCAGCCGGACGTAAGAAGGGGTAACCATGGCAGCACCACTTGTAGGACTAATTGCGAAAAAAGCTCTAGGTAAGATGGCAGCAGCCGCTGCCAGTAATTTAGGCGGTAAAAAAGGTTCGGATAAACAACCCGTGACCACTACTCCCACTATTTTGTCTGAAACTGCGGATCTTTCAGGTACTTCAGATCCGTTTGCGGAAGAACTTTCTGGTATGAAACGAGGCGAGGTTCGGTTAGCCGAGTCTGATGCACCTACTAAAACAGTGTCTTCTACTAAAAAAGACAAAAAAGAAACAGCGCCTAAAAAAGACAAAAAACCATTGAACCTTAAAAAAGGTATTGGCAAAGCTAGTGCTGCTCTAAACGTTATGTCTGAACAAATGAACAAATCTGGTCCTGTAGAAGTCACTCCTACGATTTTAAGTAAGATGCCTTCTCAAAACCCTGCAACTGGTCTAACAGACGCATTTGACAAAATTGCACAGCAACGTAATTCAGTAGCTAAAAACTTGATGGGGTAAATTTATGGGTCTGACACCAAAGCAAATTTCTGGTATTATCCAAACGCAACGCGCTAAATCCAGAAGGGAGCGAGGTTCTTGGGACAAATGGCGCAGTTGGTATTTGTCTGAATACTGGCGTTCGTCAGTTGACCTACCTTCGGGTGCTGAACCTACATTGTCTGAAGACGAAGTTAACTTCGAGACAAACTATCCTTATGCTTACATCGATACGATGATTGCAAACATTTGCCCGACAAACCCCCAACTCACTGTGATGGCACGGAGGGATAAGCTGCGTGAAGTAGCTCAATTCCGTGAAGCGCTTATCAACGACACCTTGAAGCGCAATAAAACGCACACGCTTTTGTGGAAGATGGCTACGAACGCTGCAATTTGTGGTCGTGGGTTTTTAAAAGCTGTCTGGAACTTTAACCAAGAAACTGTGGACTTTTTTGTTATTGACCCTCGCTACGTGTTGTACGATCAATCAGCCCCGCGTTGGAACGATATTCGTTATCTGATTGAGGTAACGGTCCTGACAAAAGCCGAATTTCAACGACGAACAAAACGCAAAGGCAAAAAAGGGGCAACGTACAACGCTAAAGTAGCTGAAAAAGCTCAATTCGGGGGTTTTCCATCTTGGTTAGCGGATAATGTTCGTAATCAACAGATGATTAACAACGCCTCTAAAGAAGTTTATGATTGGGTAACCGTCTACGAGTTTTACGACTTTGAGGGTGACGGTAAGTATTACCATATTTTAGACAATGTAGAGGAGCCTCTATTTGAGGGGGAACTACCTTACCGTTACTTACGTAATCCATTTACTCAATTAGTTTTTAATGACAACATGGTAGACTTAGGTGGCGTAAGCGACGTTAAGTTGATCGGGTCTATCCAAGAACGTCTGAACGAGATTGATACCTTAGAATTGTGGCACGCCCATTCGTCTACCCCTGTAATGCTTGTAAATACTGGTTTAGTGGACAATCCAGAAGTTATTACTACAGCGTTAAGAGATGCGAATGAGCCGGGGTCAATGGTCGCCGTAGCGGGCAAAGCCAATGCTCCTTTACGTGATTTAATCGGGCAGACACCTACACCCCAGTTTCAACCTTCATTTTCTAAAATGCGTGAACGTTGTACTCAAACAATTGAGTTTATTCTTGGTATTCCCCAGTACAGTCGGGGAGTTGTGGGGGTCGCAGATGTTGCTACCGAAGTTGCATTGGCAGATACTTCTACTCGTACTCGTAACGGTAGACGGATTAAGGCGATGGAAGACGTTATCAAATCACTCGGAAACGCTGTCATAGGTTTGTATGAAGAATTTTTAAATCCTGAAACTATTTTGCCTATTCGTTTGACAGATAGTCGTGAGATTTTAGAAGTTACCCGTGAGATGCTTGGCGCGCGCGATGAGCGTAAGCCTTACGAACATCCAATGGATTACGATTATGAGGCTGTTCCTTACAGCCCGACTGAAAACCATAAGCTTATTCAGCTTCAAAAAATACAGCAGTACATGGGCTTGTTAGCGGAGTCACCTCAAGTTGACCGTGAAAAGCTAGTGATGAAGCTACTTGACTTACTTGGTTTAAATGAAGTTTTACGTCGTGATCAACCCGGCGCGGCGCAACCCCAGCCCCAACAACCCCAGCCCGGAATGATGCCGGGTATGCCCCCCGGTGCTCCCCCTGTTCCTATGGACCCATCTATAATGGGCGGTGACATGCCTCCCGGTGTTCAGGAACCGCCTCCGGTAGCTATGCCCGCAGGTGGTCCGGGGTCGCCAGCCGCTACAGGTCAAGCTTCTCCTATTCCGGGGTTACCTATCTAGGAGTTTAGATGGACAAGCCTAAATACACTAGAGATTTAAACACCATTGTAACAGATCCAAATCCTCAAAAAAGTTACATAATGATGGGGCAAAAGGGTCGTGACCCTTTAACTTTATACGTTGGGGATCAAACTCCCGAAGGTGATGTATTAGAGGAGATTGGTGATCGTTCTGCAACTTTCTTACCTCCATATCAAGAGGGCCTTGAAACCCAACGACCAGCATACACACGCACAATGGGAGATAACCCGCGCCCAACTAAAACTTCTCCCCCCAAACCGGGTTCTTCTCGGCAAGAAATGGCTGATTGGTCACAAAAGTTTTTTAGTAATCAACGCACTGCGGACCTAATGCAAGAACCTAATATTATTAGTAAAGGTTTACTTCCTACGGGGCCTTTTTATTTAGAAAAACAAATGGCTGAAGCGGAGTATGACAAACAAGATTATTTTGACAATCAAATCAAAGTTGCTTTAGAAAATGGTGATCAAGATTGGGCAGATTTTTTAGCCCGTGAAAAAGAAGAATCTTTATTAAAGCTTAACGACATAATTAACAATGCGGCGACGAGTCAAGATGATGACGATTTTATTGACACAAGCGGATTATAAGGAGAACCCCAGATGCCCCTGTATGATGTAAAGTGCACCAAAGGATGTGGTTATTTTAACGACGTTTTTTGCTTGCTTGCTGAAGTAGACGAAATGATTTGCCCCGAATGCTCCGCGTCCGTGGTAAGATTAATTAGTCCTGTTAGGACAATTGGTCCGACTTTTTCAAACCCTATGGTTGTAGACCAAATAGGTAAAAGTTTTGATTCCAAGAGCGAATGGGATAAGTATCAACGAGCAAATCCTGACACCCAAGTTTTAAGCGCCAACAGTAGGGCTTGGCGTGATCATGTAGATATGGTAAAGAACAAAGCGGATAAGAAAGCCCGTAAACTGGGTTACCATGACCGTGAAGACATGGGCCGCCAACTTAAAAAAGAAGCTTCACAAACTTAAGGAGTTGTTATGCCCGCTACCCCAGAAAAACGAATGGAACTTGCCAATAAATTAGCTGAAGCAGCTAACGGTGAAGAAGTTATGTCAATCCTTGAAGAAGCAGGTTACGAACTTGCTGCTGTTGAGGGTGCTTACGATGAGCCTCTTACTATGGACATGGAAGAATCCAAAGAAGAAGATATGGTTGAAGCCGAAGAAGGTATGGAAGCCGCTGAAGCCGGTAAGGAAATGATGGAAGACATGATGGAAGACATGCCTATGCCTATGCCTATGCCAGAAGACGGTCCAAAGTTAAACATTGTCGCTGCTCGTTTTCGTGCCGCCGATAATGCTTTAAAGAAGGGGAAGAAGTCTAATGAGCGACGTTAGTACCGAAGCAGCGGCCCCTGTAGCTGAAGTGTCAACTGGGGTTGCTTCAGAAGCTCCAACTTCCTCCGAAGTTACCGCAGAGGCCGCTGCTTCCTCTACCGAGGAAGTACGGAATGACACAGCAGAAAACGTTACCCAAGCAGAAACTCCTAGTTTTCCCACTGCTGATTCTTTCGGCTGGGATGCTTGGGACGGCAAAAGCGATACGTTGCCCGAAGAAATTCGTGGCTGGAACGATAGGTTCTCGACGCATTACAAGGACCATTGGGCGAAGCATTACGAAGCCGAAACAAATGAAGCTGAACGTATCCGGTCTATTTATCAATCTCTCTCTGCGGGTCTTGAAGACCCACGAAACGCAGAGTTAACTCAACAAGTTGGTGAGTGGGAAACGAAATACAACGCACTCACTGAAGAACGTCTTGCGCTACAAAATGAATTTGATGCGTACAAAGCTGCGTTAGACAAAGCGCTAGAGCAAGAGGCTGAAGAATATGCTGACTGGTACCAGAAGCAGTACGCGCATATTTTTGAAGACCCAAAACTTGTTGACAAACTTACCAATTTGTTAGAGTCAGGTTGGGACGTGGACAATGCTCCATCGGCCTTGGAACTTAGTGACGAAGCTCTAGCAATTGCTAACAAAGCACTAACCGATGGCGTTCCTATGCGATACGCACTTGAATTAGCGCGGAAGACAACGGCTCAACCTGCCCGCTCTGCTCCGCGTCCCGGCGCTAGGATTACTTCGGGGGCAACGCGCTCGCCTGTTGCTCCGAACCAAGCTCCTAAAGATGCTTTGAGAGAAGCGAGAAGTTTAGATGATATGCGTTTAGTTGCCGCCCAACGTGCGTTTGGTGGTAAAAGGAGTTAACGATGGCTATTTCGCCTGATGTACTTGCAACTGCTTTGCAAGAGTTGATGCCTTCCTATTCAGAGCTGTTTACCAAATGGCACCCAGTTTTGGATCGGATCGTACTTAAAGGGAACATTGACCGTGATGTTCTAACTGGTCCATTCCGTGAGTTTGCGGTTGTAACTGACGGACCCGGTACTGTTACTCAAATCCTTACGGGTTCTGAAGTAATCGCTGGTGGACGTAACCAAAATGCTGTTCGTGGTAACACGTTTGCACCTCGTTTAATTTACGCGTTTGACGTTCCCGGTAAAGACCTTGCCGAAGCTAACGGCGCGATGGACTTGGCGCGTATTATTCAGCACTACCCAGAGTTGGCTTTAGGCGACTTCCACGAGCGTATCGCACGTCAGATGGCAGTTGGTGACGGTCTTGATGTGGGTGGGTTCCTTACCCTTAACGGTGACACCACTTACAATCCTCAAGGCGCTGCACGTCGGGGTGCACTTGAGTTTGCCGCTCCAGCGGCACAGGTTAACACCACGTTTGGCTTGGCAAAGCCAGCTACAGCAGGGTGGGCAAACCAGTACGGAACGATCACATCGTTTGCGACTAATGGTCGTAGCGAAATGCGCCGTGTGTACTACGCTGCTTCTCGTCAAGGCAAGACAATGGGTCCAGTGGACTTGTTGCTTGGTGATGAGAACTCTTACCTTAACTACATCGAAGACTTGGACGACCAAGTTCGCGTTGTAAAGGTAGAGGGCGACAAAGCTCCTGCTAGTATCCGTCAGGGCGTTAAGTTCCTTGATGCTGACTTCTTCCTTGAAGATGCGCTCGACACAAGTGCAGCCGCGTTCACCAACGCTGATGCTCGTCGTGGAGTTATCTACATGATGAAGTCTGCTTGCTGGTATGCGTACACACTTGGTCATGATGCAAATCGTGAGACGAAGGGTGACTTCGCTGTACGTGGTCCTTTCCGTATCCCTGAACAAGACGTATTCCGTTACGAAATCGTTTTGAACATGGGTATTCACACTAACCAACTTCGCGCTAACGGTGTAGTAACCGGCGGCGGAACCCCATAATTAGGGTATAAGGAGAATATCATGTCAATGACAGCTATGGGTATTGGACTTACCCAAACAGCCGGTAAACCTGATGGTAGTGGTGGTTTTGTCGCCATTCCTATCGCAGAAGTTGCCCAGTACACTCAAGCACCGCTTGGATTTACACATATTCAACCTGCATCATCTCAAATGACTGCTGTAGATACTGACGTATCTTTTCAGTCAGGTGATCGCGAGTGGATTTATGTCTACAATGCGATGGCCACACCTTTAACTCAAGGTATGGTCTGCATTCGTTTTGGTGTTGGAGTAGTTGGAGACGCTATTGTTACGGCTTCAATTGCTGCTGCTCCGATTAACGCTAGTGCTATTATCGGAGTGGCCCAGCACGAAATTCCTGCGGGTTTCTGTGGCTTTATCTTACGTAAAGGCGCGGGCAACGTAACTATGGAAGCTGGGGCAACACCTTTGGTAGCGTTGCTATCTGGTACAGCAAACGATGGGCAAGCCCAATCAGCTAGTGGCGGCGGTGCAGTAGTATCGAATGGTTTCGGTTATGCTCTTGAGGCAACTGCTGCCCCCGGATTAGTGAAAGCTTACTTAGGTTGTAACGGCTAATTAAGGGGGAGCCTTTGAACCTCAAAGATATTAGAAATGCTTTGTTTTCACAAACAGATTGGGCACCAACTCAATCTCCTGAAGCAGTTGCGCGTGTTAATCAATTTATTAATCGTGCTTACAACGATATCTGTTTAGAGGCTCCCTTTCTTTTTTTTGAGTCCCAAGTAAAATTTGCGACTCAAGTTGATGCGGTACCAACAATCCCCGCTGATACTATTTCAGTATCTGTGTTGGACGTAACCGCACCAATGGAAACTGATGCAGAGAACCCTTGGGTGTTTGAGCAGAATGTAGACGTTGGTACAGCGGGTGCCCTTGTATGGGCTACCGATAGGTCTTGGGATGGCAGGATGCTTGAAATACAGGCGACCGATCCTACGACCAACAAAACAGTTATTTATCGGAATACGATTCGAGCCGTATGGAAAAAAGCCCTTGAGGGTGGAGGCGCACGTTACCGATTATCCGTAGTGACCCCGTGGCCTTACCAGAAACTAGGTAAAGGTCCGTTTAAGTACAGAATCTACTCGGACAAATACTACCTTCCCGATGATGTTGTCCAAGTAAAGTCCATGCGACTTTGTTACGAAAGCCGTAATTGGCCGCTTGATGTACTGGGACAAGAAGAAGCCGAAGAATACTCATTCGCTGATTCACCCCGTGTTGTTTCGCACGGACTTCCCCGTACTGTTTTTCGACGGGAACACAAACAGATTCAGGGTCCAGCCGTTGCCCCAGATGCGGCCCTTGCTGAAAACAGTCAGTTATTTAGGTGGATTGGACCGGAACCTGCTGGGACTTTTGAGTATGTAATCACCTATTGTTGGGGTAAACGAGACATACAGTTCAGGAACCCCACGATGGGGTATCATTTAGGTTACGCCGACTCTTGGGAAAATGATCAAGAGCCTTTTGAGGGGTCATTAACTGACTTGGGTAGGCCCATAAAAAGTTCTCAAAATCGTTTTAGAGAGCCATTATGGGAGTCCGCTCCATCTCCTGTTTCGGCTCAAGTGGTTGTTGCACCCCCGCCAGATCAAGCTGTGGCAACAGCTTCCGTAAAAATTGTGTTGCCTAACATAGAATACATGCAAGGTTTTTTGAGCACGGGTACGCAATTAACTAACACAGGTCTACAGACGTTTTTACGTCAAAACTTCCGTGAAAGCGGGTGGCATGTTCGTATCTATCGTAGACGTGTTGCGGCTAACTTTACGAATTACGACTTGATGAAGACGCTTCCTCCGACTGCTCCGGGCAGAGAAGACGGGGGTGCTGAAATAACGGGTTTACAAAAGTTAGACTTACCTACGGCATTTTTCCTTCTGGCTGAAGTTCGTATTGACGACAACAATAAGGGCGTGTTTTTTGATGATGGTCGGATTATCCCCGACTACCACCGTAGGTTACGTGATACGCACGGTTATCAAACAATTAAATTGTACCCTTACCCAGATCAAAGGTATGAAGTAGACGTAAGATGTGTTCGCCGTCCACCTAAGTTAGTTGACGATCAAGATGCGCCTCTCATCCATGCTGAAGCCGTGGGGCTAATTGTGCAGCGTGCTCTTATGTTCTTATACGAAAATATGGGTAATCCTCAAATGTCGCAGTTAGCTAAAGGGCGCTACGATGAAAAGTTATTTACCCTTTCAAAACGGTACGGGGATCTACGTCCACCACAAGTTCCTGTACTTAGAAGATTCTCTCGTGCTAAGACTTTTTACGGTCAACGTGGGCATCTAAAACGTTGGTGGACAGTTAAAAGCTAGGAGCTAAAATGGCTAATAATACCCCAATTATCTGCGGAGCAGTTTACGAAAAAGAAGTTCGTGGCGTTACGCATCATGCACTTTGTGTCGCCACTCGTATTGAAGCTGGCGGAAAAGTTTTAGGTAACCTTCACGTTTTTGGTTTTGCTATGGAACGTGTTCAAGAGGGCACAGAACAAGCTGACGAGTTTACTCTGATCGCTTCACCAACGTTTGAGAAGCGGCGTAAGCGAAAGGCTAGTTAGTGGCAAATGATGATACGAGAGTAAAAATCGGTACGTTTGCGATTAGAGTCGCAAGCGGTAGACTGTTTTTGCCCGATGAAGTTGGCTCAAAAGTAGAGAACTTCTACCCTACTGAAGAAGGCACTTTACGTACTGTATCGGGTCCACTACCGTATCTACCTGATTATGCAACGGGCGGAGCACCCGCAAGTGCTGCGGGCGAAGCTAACATTACTACACCTAGCTACGGGACAATGCACGGCATTTTTCATGCGTTAGTGGGCCGTAATGGTGAACGCGACATTCTACTGTGCCAAACAGGTAGTCAGGTTTGGGAATTTGCTGGTTGGTCAAAAGGCTGGTCTTTACTCATTGGGTCAGCTACGGTACCCGGTGGTCCGGGTGCTTATGAAGATGCGTTTGAAAATACAACTCGACCCCAGTTCCCTACGCAGTTTGAAAGCACCTCTACAGGCGTTGTAATCGTTCCTCAAGAGGGTAGAGCCTATTTTTACGACGGAACGACTGTAGCCCCCTTGGGCTACTCCACACGGCCCGGTTCGCCTATAGGTATGGGACCGAAAAACAGGTTCTCGTTATCTTCGTTTGATGGTGAACTAGAGGAGGGTGATGCCTTCGCTCTAATTGGTCAGACAATTGGTATGGGCGTTAACGACAGTGACTATGCTTACGATTCACTTCCGGGCCGTAATTCTGGAATGATTGATGCTTATGGTCACGGTCGGGTAGGTACAGTCGTGAATCCTGTAAATTGGGTAAGCGGTTACCAAACTTTTGAAAACAACAACGATTCTGTCCCGAATAGTAACAAGATTGATTCTTCAAGAGCAGACGCGGCAATTGGGGGATGGCTTGAAGCGGGTGAGTGGCGTTGCGCGGTGCAGTGGATTGATCAATGGGGTAATCTATCGCCATTGTCTGGACTAAGTAACGAGATCGCCTTTAACTTCCAGCCTTCTACATATTGGAATTGGTGGGGCTATCAACGTGTTTTAGTCCCTCCTGAAGAAGCGTATATAGGGGAGCCACCTAATTCGTATATTGCTCAAGCTGACGATGTACGTAAGCAAATTGCTTGGACAGGTATTGACCGAGGACCAGAACGAACGATTGGTCGAATACTTTATAGGACTAAAGACCTCAAAAATTCAGGTACAACCGAATTGTATCGCTTGACTCAAGACGCTACTTCGTCAGGGATTGCTTTTGCCACTCTACCCGATAACATAACCACAACTTATCCAGATAATATTCCAGATGCTTGGCTTTTATCGGAAGCTGTTGATGTCGTACCTGTTCCCCAGTTTAAGCTATGTCGAGTTGCTTTTGGTCGTCTTTGGATTGCGAACACGGCTCAAGCACCGGGATTAGTACGACCTTCTTTAAAAGGTCGATGGGGTTCATTTGGCGTAAACCAAGAGATTTATCCTGATCCAAATGGCGATGAAATTTCGGGTTTATGGCGTACGTCAGCCGGTTTGCTTGCTTTTACAAACAAGTCTACATACTTAATCTATCCGAGTGACGGTGGACAAGGGTTTCAATCGGTAACAATTAGTGGTGAGCACGGGTGCACTGCACCTAGCTCTTTAGCTACTTTAAAAGATGGTTCCGTTATTTGGTTGGGTGAAGACGGGTTTTACATGTTTAGTGGCCAAGAAAGCTACTCTAGGGGTGTTCAACTTATTTCAACGGACATTGAACTGTTTGTGCGGCGTGTTTCGCGTAGTCGAAGAAAACAAGCTACGGCTATTGTAGACCCTGATACGGGAGAGTATCGCTGTTGGGTATCGCTAGACGGTAACCCTACCAATAACTTTTGTTTTATTTTTGATGGAACAGGTTGGCGTACGCGCACTGATGTTAACGCAGTTGCGGCGTGTGTGACACGAGATCACAGAGGCTACGTGTTAGCTGCCGGAAATGTGGGGGATGTTCAAGGGGTCTGGTTGCTTGATCACGAACAACCTAAATTTCAGCCATTAGAACTAACCGCACGTGAATCAGTCATTGAAACAGCGTGGTTATCTACTGCGGAATCGCAAGAAAAAAGAACAGCACAAGTCCTGTACCTTTGGTTTAGAGAGTCTGAAAATAGCTCAGTTACTATCCAGTCTTTCAGGGATTGGCGGAATACAGTAGTTGAAACTACTTCGGCAAAACGGTATTCTGGCGACGATGTTCCTCCGTTTTGGGGAACCACTGCTTTGGGTACAACCTCGACGTGGAAGAAACGTCGTCCGTATTGGACTCGCGCGGCGGTTTATGTCCCTTCTGCGGAAGTATTTAAATTTAAATTATCAGGGTCGGGAGACTGGGAGTTTGTTGGTATTCAGCTAGACGAGTCACCTCGTTACGCTGGAGGCGCACGAATCCCGCCATAGGAGCCATAATGTCTTGGAAATTTCCAGCACGAGCCATAAAAAACCCTGAAGTGGTCGCGATGGATGACATTAACCACAACTTTCGAGAAGTTGTGGAAGAAGCATCAGGCGCTTTAAATGAGCACAATTGGAAAACAAACGCATTCCCAGAACGCGGTCAATTAGCTGACGACGCAGGTATTGTTATCCATAATAGTGTAGTAGAAGTTAATCCAACTACAGATCCAGACACAACACCTAACGTCCAGTTTGTACAGTACGATAGGGATTGGCAACCTCTTAACGGTATCGAAATAACTTTTAATACAACTGGGGGCATTGTTTGGCTTATTGGATCGGTACAAGTTTCTTCACCCTTAAGTTTTTCTTATTTTGGGAATGGCGGTACGGGCCGTTTTGGTTTGCAGTGTGCCCTAGAATTTAACGGCGCAATTTTAGCTCAATCAATAATCGGTGGGGCAGATTTAAGTAATGATCAAATCACGGTATTTCGCCCTCCATCTCCCCCTAGAATTGGTTTCCAAGTAATTAGCACTCCGGCTCCGTCTTCGTTGTTTTTAACATTTTCGACTGAAGCTATTATTGATGTTCCCCCCGGAAAACACACCGCACGTATTGTTGTTGCTCCTCCGCGAGCTACGTCCGAAACTGTTAAAGGCGCAACACTAAACAACACTGACAAGTGGATCGGAACACGCGAACTTATTGTGACACAGTTGTTGAGGTAATTATGCCCGAAATTCAGTACCCATATCTTGAAGAAGGCACAACGTTTGACGCATCGTCATTAAACACACGTCTGCAAACCGTGACAGATGGTTTAAACGGTTTGACTGAAGTAAGTGTTCAACGCGGCGCTTTTAGCGATCAACATTTAAGTAATCAAGGTTTATTAGCCGGGGAAGATTTTCCTGCAAGTGGTGTCGCTGGGACAACACGTTATAGCCGAAATATTAGCGGCAATCATTCTTACACTGTTAAGTACACTACTTGGGGGGGAAACGGTACTTACCCGCTTGTGGGTGATACCGACCGCAACTTAATTACTGATGGTGTCGTCAGTTTAGAGATTAACTTTGGTGCATCAACGATTCAGCTAGGTATGGGAAACACTGACAAAATAGCTGGCTTACTCGTGCTACTAAATGTCCACCTTCTTCGCACCTCTCTTGTTAATGAAGAACAACAAACTGATTTTGGAGCAACACAAGGTGCCATGACGTGTATTCAATACACAACTGATAATGTGAATTGGTTTACCCTCCGCAAAACAGAACGTTTTCAATGGAACAGAACCGTCAGGGGAGAGGGTCAGGTAGCAATTAACCCGTCTCAAAGGGGTAAGATGACTTCTGATGATCAAGACGATGTATACTGTAATCAAGACATCTCTACACGCACGATTATCCTTCCCTCTGATCTGCCTGACCCTAACTTAGCTATCCGAGGTATTAGAGCCGCGACAGCAGTGTTTGGTGCAGCAACGGGTTCTGCACAAACAATATACTTACGTGAGTCTAATTTTACTGTTATCCCACTGCACGCAGGAAGTTAAATGCCCAATATTAACCTACCAAACTTCCCTTATGTTGATGGGGCTACTCCAAATGGGGAGCAGTTAACTGAACAACTTTACGATCCTACAGCGGTAAACGGATCGTATGAAACAATGAATGGTGGGCTGGACTCGGTTAATGCTGACGTAGCTTGGACTAAAATTCAACAAAATCAAATTCAAGAAGAAACCTTTACTTCAGCTAAAGCCACGGCGGGCACAGCAAACTTAGACTATTTCCCTGAACAGTGGTTCGGTAATATTGCCGTTGGCCTTACGCCTACTAATGGTACACCTGCAAAATTTTTCCAACCTGTACCGGGAGCCAATTCCACCTTTTACCTACCGTGGGATGGCTACGTAATATTTACTTGGAGTGTCGTATGGGGAGGAGAACAGTGGGACACTAACCTTCCTGCTTATATGCTTCTTTTTATTGACGATCAATATGATGTAGCAAACGCCTCACAACGTTTTACAACACGTTCATTGTTTTTACCTAGCTCCACTGGGCCGTATAATCATTGGGCTGAATTAAAAAATAGGCATTGGAATGGTCACTTTACAAAATATTTAACTAAAGGGTGGCACACGGCTGGGTTAAATTTACTGACAAACGGGCAAGCAAAAACGCCTAATGTTCCTTCAAACTATGTGCAAAACCCTAGTGATTTAGGTATTCCGGCTCAACCCTCAACGGCTGGTGGAGTTCCTTTGTTAAATAGACCTAAGAATAGGCAAATCAGGGTGTTTGTCCGCTCGTTTAAACACATCGCGTTTCGAGGTATTGAATAATGGCTACACCATCTCCTTATGAAAAGTGGAAAGCACGTCAGGCGGCGACTAAATCTGTAAAGGCGGAAAAAGTTGAGGATACAACTTCTACGGACTCAACAAAAAATCAAGGTGCCCCTAATAAAATTAAGCCAGCATCGTCGATGCCTTCCATGCAAAACGATCCCCTTACAGGAATACCTTCGGTTGCTCCTGTTCTTGACGGTGGTAAAGAAGCACCAGAGGATGCGATTACTCTAAAAGGCAGAATGGACGCGGCAATAAAAGCATTAGGGCCGGATTTGTCCAGTTTAAGTGAAGCTGATCGAAACGTGGCGGAAGAACAACTACGCCTTTACCCTGACGAAAAACTTGATTTATCTGAGATGGGTTTACAAAATTACCGCCAAGAGCAACTAGAGCGACAGAGAAATCGGCGAAGCGAGGCGTTACCTGCCCAAAAACGTCGCGAATTAGTGGCACAGTTAGAGAAAATTTACTCTGATAAAGGTTTACCCTTACCTGAAGCCTATAATATTCCTACGTCAGAGAGGAGTATAGTCGGGGGATTCAAAGAGGGTATTTCTGATGCCTTATCTTTGCCGTTGAGTATTTCAGAAGCATCGCGCAAAAGAAAGGTTGACCCGACCATTGAATCTAAAGGAGTCGGAAGTATTTTAGAGCAAGTGAGTGAAGCGGTGACTTACCCTTCGCGAGCGCTAATAGATGCTTTGACTGGCCTCGAAATATCTCAACCGTACAGTGAGTCTCCGTCAGTCGTAAATCCTGAAACAGGTGAGCGTCGTCAACGAACTGTGCGAGAAATGAGGCCATCGAGAGTGCGGTCTGAACTTGAGGCTGGGGATCGTATGTACGGTTTACGTCGAACAGACGATCTTGAGGACGAGTTTAACAAGCTTGAAGAACAGATTAAAGAATTACAAGATGCACCTTTGCGTGCGCCCTTCAGGTCAATCATCAGTACAGCCTCTGCCCAAGAAATGAGAGACAAAGAAGTCCAGAAACTTAAGGATCAGCTTGAGGCTTTAACCACCGAGTACGCTTTAATTAAAGAGTACGAAGAACAATTGGAGCAATAATGGCATTATCAGACTACAAAATGACGGCTACGGGTGGACTTAGAGCGCCGAGGCGCGCCAAGAGAATGATTCTTGATGACTTAAAGAAAGCTGCTAAATCTCCTCAAGAAATGGGACTAAGTAAATCTGAACGGGAACAAATAACTGACGAGGCAAAAGTTGCGGCCACACAACAGGCTAAAACAGCTTCTGAAGACCTCGCGCAAGCGGGACTGGCTGGTGGAGGGTTCACAGGGTATAAAGCTGAAGGCGCACGCCAAGCGCAGAAATCATCAGCGGGAGCCGCAGCCGCAGCAAGCGCAGGGGCACAACAGTTAAGCAAACAACTTGCGAAACAGAAATACGATCAAACTCGTGCTAGATTAGAAGCGCAGCAGGAACGTTCACGACAAAACGCACAGTTTTGGTCACAACAAGGCGTTAATTTAGCGTCGGGTGTAGCTGGTGCCGCTGACCTGTTAAAGAATTTATAGAGGACAAAAATCATGGCAGAATCTCCTTTATTAGAACAGATGACTCCTGAACAGCGCGCAAAGTTTATTAACGATGCTCGCGCGTTGAGAAAACTCATCGCTCAATCAGCCAGAAGAGATGTAGCAAGTACGATTGCTAAAGGTATTGAGGGCTATAAAGGAGTGCCTTTATCTGAATTACGTCGAAGATATAATCGTGGTCCTGACCCCCGCTTGATTGCATCGTATTCAAAGCAACTAAGCGAACTCGCCCAAAAAGCCTCTAAAATTGACTATGATCGCGCTGCTAAAGTTGGAGAACTGTCAAAGAAAAAAGTCGATTTAATGGTTCCTATGCTTAATATTTTAAACAGAACCGTTACGGCAGAAGGACAATTTGCGACAGGTGTCGCAAAGGAACGTATTTCTCAAATTGGTGGTGCCTATCGCGAACTTATTAAGACGTTGCAAAACGATTTTGACAACGTGTACAGCCCTGAAGACAGTGACGCGTATAAAAACATTACTAAAGAAATGCGGGCGATTCGGACTTTAGGTCAGCAAGAGGACGTTAAAGATTTAAATCTCGCTGTAAACAACCAGAAGTGGTTAGATGCGGCATTTCAAGCGTTACAAGCCACGGCAAAACCCGGTGACAAGGATCGTTTGTACAAAGGCTTGGCCTCACAATTTGGTGATCGAGAGGGGATTTCGTTTACCTCTTTATTAGAACAAGCGGCAACAAAAAACGGAACTGCTAAAAGTATCTTAAACTTGCGTAGAGACTATCAGAAAGCGATAAAAGATTCAGAAGAAAAAATGGTTAGAAGGGCACAACCTGTCGTTGACAAAATGGCAAGTGTTCTCGGTGCAAGAAGACCGCAATATGCGAAAGGCATTAAAGAAACATATGATGCCCTAGCTAATTTAGACGGTACTAAGGGTGCTCAACAAGCACTAGACACCGCCATCGCAGGTTTAATACCTAAAGAAGGTGAGTTAAGTCCTATTCAAAAAGAACAGGAACGTTTGTTAGAAGCTTTAGCCGACGAAAAAGACACGCGCTCTCCAGTTCAAGCAGCCCGTCAGCAATTTTGGAATACGGAAGGTTTTCAGACATTTGCGACACCTATTGCTGCAAAAGAAGGTAAAACATTTGCCGATTTAACGGACTCTGACAAAATTGCGATTACACGTGAAGCTTTCTACGCCGCACGTAAGGCAAATCGATCTAGTAAGTCAGGTATTAAAGAAGCCGCGCGCTCATTTAGGTTTGAAAAAGAAACGGGTAAAGATCCTGAAGCACGCGTTTTACCTCAAGAACCTAACACAGAACCGTCAGGTAAACCTTCTGCGGAAATTGTACAGCCCCCAGCCGTAACTGACACTACGCCTGAAGTAGAAGACGTAGCGGACTATAGTAGTGTTCCGGCTCGATGGAATGGGGAGCCAGTTGAAATGAGACTAAAAGAAGAAAACGGCGTGTTTTCACTTGAAATCGTAAAAGACGGTGTAGTTGACCAAGTTTTAAACGACGCGTCAGACGATTTTTCTTCAGCGATGGAGACTTTTAGTAAGTCGGCTGAATATATTGCAGAAACAGGGGAGCAACCTTCTGAACTTTTTGGTATTACTTCAGACGAAGCTGTAAGCAAAATGACTGAACAGCTTGGTCAGATGGCCGCTGAAGCTGAAGAACAGCGTTTTCAACAAGACCTGCCGGATGACCCCTTCGGTGATTTTGAGGATAAATTTGAGGCCGATAAGTTCGCTGAAGAAGCTCGTCAGGTTGAGGGGCTTGCGCCTACACCTACTGCTCCATTAACTGTGGGCGCACCGATTGTAAGTGCAACTATTGAGGATATTACGCCCACTGAAAAAGTTCCTGAATTTGAAGCTGAAATGGAACGAAGTGTTCAAGGAAGCATGTTGCGAAAGCAGATGGACAAAATTATGTCGGATGAGTTACAACAGGCAGGTGTTAGCGACGAGCAAGCCAGTCAACTAGAAGGTCCGGCTAGACTCGCTGAAATTCTTCGTAGAAAAATGCAAGTTGATGCAGGTACGGGGCGACAGTAAATGGCTGAAACACCTGAACAGACTTTTTCAGATGAAAAAGTGCCCCCAAAAGAGCCGGAATCTACCCTAAGTTTAGCCGAACGTGCGGAAAAAATACTGGGGTATAAACCGGGAACTTTTGAGTCTCGTAAAAACATAGAAGAAAAGCAAGCAAGAGAGCAAGCACGGGCAACAGGTTCAGCCAATTTACCTAAAGTCGAAGACTCTTTAAAAACTCTTGTAACAATTTATGGTGATAAGCTTAATGTTAAAACGCCAGAAGCTATGGGGAATTATTTAAAAGAAGAAGCCCTAAAAGAGGGTCCATTACCCCGAATCTTAAATACTCCTGAAGCCTCAAACTTTTTTAGTACCGTAGCTCGAACAGAGTTCGGTTACGAACCTCGCTCAAATACACCTATATACAATTTAGACGCGTATAGAGAAGGTTTCAAACGTAACAAAAAAGAGCAAGACGAAGCTGTCGGACTTATGGAGCAAGCATATCAAAGCGAGGCACCTCCTGATATTAATTATGTTACTTCGTATGGCGGTCAAACATTAGAGGCTCCTCGGTTTGTGGAGGAGAACAAAGCCCAGCAGCAAGTTTTTAACAATTTAAATAAAGAATTATCTGGTGGTGCTTTAGGTAATTTGTTTGGTTTAAGTCTGACACCGCAGCAAGTACAGCTTCAACAGCGCGCCGCGAAAGTTTCCCCAGCCTCGTTGTCAGCGATGGGCCTGTCTGATCACGCGGCTAAGTTAGACGAAATCCGAAACTTAACAATTAGTAGTGATGTTTCTTTTGACAAACAGCCTTACCGCACCAATCAAGTGTACGTCCACACTGTGGATGTAGGTAATGGAAGTAAGAACGCTATTAATATGCGGGCATTTCTTAACGACTTTGCGGTCGCGTACAATGATATAGCGGCACAAGAGGCAGGGTTTAAAAACTTTGCTGATTTAAGTAGCTCCGATAAGTTTACTAAGGAGGACGTTGAGGCGATCACAGCTAAATCAGTTGAAAAAGCTCTTGCAGATATTAAGCAGATTCAGCAACAGTCTCGTCCCGGGACAATTTTTATCGATGACCCAGACAAGCTTGTACGTGCTGTACGTAAGGGTGAAGACCCTCTTGCCTACACAAGTATTCCAGTCAACATCGCGTCAGGACTAAAAAACATCGGGGCTATTTCTGAAGAAACCTACGATGCTTTTTTACGTCAACGAGGTCCGTGGGCTGCGATTTGGTACCCACCATCAATGCGCCAGTTTAACATGGGTACTTTGACATATGCCGAGCAGGTTGAGGACATTAATCCGGGCACGTTTCAACAGATTATGAACATTGGTCCTTTGAGGGTACTGGGGTCGTGGCTTTTAAGCGACGACAAAGAAATGACTTACGGAAGTTCGGATCACCTACGGAATTTGCTCCAATTTGATTGGGGGCAAAACTTAGGTGAAGTGGGTAAAAAAGCCGCAGAATTAACCGGGGCTAAAGGTACTCGTTTTGAAAAACTAACAGAAGCAACCGGTACCGCATTGGGTACAGGGGTTATGTTTATTGAGCCGGATGTGATTACGTTAGCACTTTTACCTGTAGGATACGCAGGAAAAGCCGCGAAGTTCGGCGCAAAAACAGCGGCTAAAACTGCTACGGGTGCAGGTAGCGTTGCTGATGCTGCGGTTGTGTACCGGTTAAAACGTTACGAAAACCTATTAGATGAAGCGGTTAAAAAAATAGAAGACGGGACGTTTACTAAATCCACTGAAGTAATGGATTTTTTTAGGAAGAACAATGCGTCCGAAATTAGCTCAATGTATGACCTTGAGCTAATGGGGGAATTGGCTCAATCTATCCGTGCTGGGACAAAAGGTAAGCGAGAATATAGCCCACGTTTTGACAGCTTAACCAGTAAGCTTTCTGAAACACGGGACAACATAAAAGACTTAACACAAGCCGTCTCTGATGAAACTGCACAGTATATCGATGCCTACGGGAAAGTACCCCCCGGTGCTGACGCGTCGGCGGTAGCGTTGCTGCGTAAACGTCAAGAAGAAGCGGTTTTAGAGTCTGGTTCAGCTTACGCTGCATTTGTTGGAGAGAGAGAAAAGCTTGCACGTGCAGCAGAGCAGCGAGGGGTACAACTAAGTCAGTTAAAAAAGCAAGACAGCACTGGAGCCGATTTTACTGATCAAGAGTTGGTTACTCTAGTAGAGAAAAGTAAAGAGGCCGCAGAAAATTTAGGCAAGCTACAGAATGAGTTTTTAGGTAAGAAATACTACTATGACGCACTGAAGTCGTTTAAAAAACTGACTAAAAAACAGGCTAGTGATGCGCGTGAGTTGGAGAAAAGCCTACCGAAATTGCGTAAACAAATTCGTGACGCTCAAGAGTTAGTACGTGATCGATGGGCTGATTCTGCTCTTAAAGCCCAGTATACTAAGTACGCGCGCGCTAAAGAACATTTTGAGGCAAAAGTCGTTGAAACAAGTCGGTTATTTGACGATTTACCGTTACAAAAAGACGCGACTACCGGTGCAAAATTTAACCCTGCTACTCGTGTTCGCGAAGCATGGGCGGAGTGGTCCACGTTAAAAAAAGACGTTACGCGTCATCGTCGAAATTTGAATCGGGCTACGAAACCTAAAACTCAACAGAAACATCTTAAAGCTATTGCAGAGAAATCTGAAGAACTAAAGCAACTCCATAACGAATTATTACGTTCGGTTGAGGTATATACGCAAGCGGCTGCAAAAGGCACTCCCGGTCTTGCCGACATTGGGACCAATCTCTATAAAAAGCTCGATAATGAGATCAAACTAGGGATTATTGAAAACAAGTCCGCTTATATGTTGAACGCTGTAAACCGTATAAAAAGCTCTGTGGGCGCGTATCAAGACGCGATAAAAACAAATCGTTTAACTACGCAATCCCCTCTAGTACAAGAGTCTAAGTTTAGTAAGTTAGATCCTAACGATCCTTCGCGTGTTATTTTTGATCGAACCAAGTACGTCGATGAATTACTTAATCGTTATACTGTAGACCTTGATCCAGCTATACACGGCGCAGTTAAAAAAACTATTTTAGATTCACCAGCAATTAGAACGTTAAACGACTTGAAGCCTAACCCAAATGGTAGCATTACACTGGGTGCAGAAGAACTACGTAAACTAGCCGACTTTGAGAATACTTATGCAACCCAACGCATAAACGAAGCGGGCGCTGTAACAAGTGTTGCTCAAGGGTTGATTCGAGCGTGGGCGAGGCCCCCTATTATCGATAAGGTATTTAGGGGCATGGATGTTACCGACCCTAAAACTTGGCTAGACACAGCGTTACGGGCGGGTTTTAGGACTGCTCGCGGCTATCGACGCATGTTTGACCCAATGGCCCATCGGTTTGGTGATTTCAACGAGGGAGCCTTAACATCGGCTCAAGTCGCAATTACACGGCAAGGGCGCGCTAACGAAGAACTTACCTTGCTCTCCGATCAATGGATTCGAGAAGGCAAGGGATACATCAGCAACGTCACTAAATACCTGACAACTGACGAAGCTTTCTTTGTTCAGTTTCGCGGTCAGAAAAAAATGACTGATGAAGGTTTAGGTGTAGGTGTACCGGCGTTAATGAATCAAGGTGAATTTACCCCTTGGAAAAAATTTAAGTCTTATATTCTGGAACTAGATCGACCTGCTGAAGCTTTAGCTTTAAAAGCTGTTGCTTATGCCTATGTCCCTAGAGGAGCCAAGTTAGAGGACACTGCTTTCAGTGCACAGGTACTTGACAAGACCATTCAATGGATCAAGGATCTCGATGATCAGTCTGACATCCTCGATGACGCAGCGCAACTTAAGGAGCTATCCAGAAGAATAAAACGCTACACAAGTGATCAGATTGGAATTGACGTTGACGCAAATCGAACGTTCGCTTTTATTGCCAAGGGCATCCTGCACGGAGCAGTTACAAATGACTTTTTAACAGATTTGGCGCGTGCGGGCGGCATTTCTATGTCAACCAAAGAGGCTCTAGCTGCAAACACTATTTTGGGGCAGGTTAAGGTTGTCACTGAATTTAACCCGAAAACAGGTAAACAAGAGGCTCTTGTAGATTCATTATCACCCGGAGGAAAAACAGGCTTTAGTCCTGCTGAAGGCTTTAAGGCATTAGAGCAGTACGGGTTGTCTATGGAAGACCTAGAATTTCAAACGATTTACCGTAACTTAAATCGAATGGAAAACCTTACGACTAAACTTATTGCGACTAACAAATTAGGGGGTGGGTCTAAAGCATCTTTTGTTCCCCAATCCTTAATTACTCAAATCCAAGAAGCAGCGGGTCCAATCGCAAAAGACTTAGGTTCTATAAAAGCGCCCGACAGTATGGTTAGAAAAGCCCTCAATTTAACTGGGACTTACCTTCGGGCATGGCGTACAAACATTTTGTTTGGGTCAGTGGTGCCTCGCGCTAGTTTTTTTACTAACCAAGGTTTCGGGGATCTTTCGCAGTTACACACATTTGAAGGTGCGGTAAGTATCCGAGAAGCCCAACTGGGTCGCTATAAAGGTAAAAAATACGCAACAGGTGCCTTACCTTTAATGTTCCAAAACGCATTCACTTACGTTCCATATTGGGGGAACTGGGTTCAAGATTTTTTAATTGAACGAACAAAAGACGCTACAAAATCAGGGCGTAGAAATGTTTTAACAACACCCCTGCAAGCTGCCTTTAATCCTTACTTAACTAGCTTAATGCGTATGTCTGACGAGTTAGTAGAGACAAAAGAAGGTTTTAGATCGACACGACAGTTTATGGAAGAAGCTTTAGACGATGGTGTCTTCGATACTTTAATGACAGACGACTTGTACAAAATGCTTGATGATGCGAACAAAGCCCATCAAGGCACAATAATGGACAAAGTTGACAGGGTACTTACAGGGGTTAGCAACTTTAGTAGCAACTGGACAAACATGATAACAACGATTCAAGCTAGGCAACGTTTAGCTGTATATGCTGATTACCGCTTGATGCGGGGGGAAGCTCGTTCGGCATCAAAACTAGCTGTTATGGATTCACTGTATGATTGGCGGCATGGGGTCACTGATTGGGAGATGGCCACACTTGGTCAGTTTGTTGCCTTCTACTCGTTTTTTAGGTTGGGAGCCAAACAGTTTCAGCGAGCCTTACTAGAGGGATTGACTAACCCTAGTTTAGATCTAGCCAAGCGCGCTATGGTAGGCAGAAGTAAATTAGCCCGAATGCGTAATCAAGGTCGAATGGTTTATTCAGTTGCGAACTACGTGTTTAATGAAGACGTTGACCAAGCGATGAATGAAGCTGAAATGCAGCATGAGATTTATCGTAGATTACGTCCGTGGTGGATCGGATCTAGGCCCGCTCCATCCAATCAACTTATGCCCGAAATCGATCAGGTACAGTTTAGACGCGCGGGGCGCGACGAAACTTACTACACGACAGTATACCCAATGTGGACTGCCTTAGACATGGCTGACTTACACCTTAAACTATTCAACGGTACTGTGGGTAGTATGCTGTATTATGGGAACAAAGGTCAAGTTCGTCCGTCCTTTGATGCGGGTAAAACAATTAACAAGACCCTAAATGATTTTTCACACCCACTTTTTAAAAGAGTCACAGAAGCTACAACAGGGTTTATTTTTGATGAACCGAGTGCGTATCGCTCACCAAAAGGCAAGCGATTACGATTGGGCGAAAACGGGGCGTATCTGGCTTACTCAAAAGTCCCTTTTTTAGGTAGCTTAATTAATATTACACCAGACAAGAAAGGGTACTACGTTGACAACACTACCGTGGCTATGATTAGAGGTATCCCTATACTTGGGACGGACATCCCTAATCTTTGGCGCGATATCGGCCCTGTATCAATGGGCGGAGGTAACCCTAAGTGGGCCAGTGAATCGACTGAAGCCATGAAATTTATGTTACGGAACTGGTCTGGAATAGGTAAGCAAATACCTTTTGCGCCCGGTCAAGCCCTCGACTACAACCGCAAGCAAGTAGCTGCCGACTTAAAGACAAAAAGGAAGCAGTTGATGGAACGCGCGGCAAGTGAAGGTGGACCAGATACATCGCGAGAGTCCGAAGCTATTTTATATGATGAGAAATAAGTTGAATCAAAACTAACCGTATGGTAAGTGTAAGTTAACGCAGCTAGTGGGCTGAAGAAGCTTACGATCTTTAGCTTGAAGAAAGCTAAAGACTTCTTGAAGAAGGGAGTAATATTGTGTCGTACTTAAAAAAAGATAACCGAGGTTGTGTTATTTACGTCTCTCTATCATCAACCGATGATGAGGCCGCAAAAAACGGAATAACCGAAGATGCTCCAAAAGCATCTTTAAACCTTGAATTAATCACTAAGACGGTTTCTTCTATCAAATCGTGGTTAGAGACTAACCCGACGCAAGAAGAAGCCCAGCAAGTTTTTGACTACGAAGTAGCCAATTCTAACCGTGTGAGCGCAGTCGGTGAAGATGGCTGCTTAACTACATTCCTACAAGGAGAATAAAGTGCCTGTCATAAAAAATAAATCTATCCAACCTGCGGGATCGTTCAACTACGCCGAAGGTATCAAAGTTTATAACGGAACAGCAGACGACTTTTCTACCAATCAGCTAGTACAAATTAATGATGTTGTTGGTGGGGTTGGGTCTGTCCGCCTTGCGGACTCCGTTAATCTTGACGGGATTCAGGGTCGAATTCTTGTTCTCAAGCACGATCTTCCTGCGGGTCGTTATGGTGTTGCGTTACCTTGGAAGATTGTTGAAGGTGTAGACACCTTCCGTGCTGGTGCTGGCGCTGTAGGTGATCTGTGGTTTATCGGGCAAAATGCCGATAAAGGTACGCTTCAAGCTGCTCCCGGTGCGGTCGCTAAACCTCTGGCTCGGACAATTAAGGTTGATGCAACAAACGGTGCTTACTTAGTTGATTGCCTCACGATGTTATAGAAGGAGGTTTGAATGTCTAATTCAGACTTTCCAAGGATGCGCTACAGTGATGTGGTAGAAACCGAAGTCCGTGCGTTAGGTGCGTTTAAAGTCGCTGCTAATGCTCCCGCCGCCGAGATCGACTCGGACTGTCACACCACTGCGGTTAACATCCAAGGGTGTAAACAGTTGGATATCTTTATTGATGTGGCCACTAATCCCGGCAA